TTGCGCGATTGTATCACTGAGGAGGACAGAGCGTTTATTCATCCGGAAACGTATGAAAATGCTATGTTGGGTTTACACCGAGGAGAAAAAGTTCTAGGTTTAAGACCCGCGAAGATGGATACTTCTATAGGTTATCCTTTTGAAGGAAAAGCCTCAAAGTATATGAGAGTGATTGATGGCAAGTTTGAGATGGACGAAGAGCTGGCAGCTTATGTTGCCCAGTTTGAGGGTGAGCTATTGGCGGGTAGAACTCCTTTTACCCTGTCACGTGCCCATCCGAAAGATGAGGTCGTTAAAACCACCAAAGATAAGAATAGACTATTTAATATTACCTGCAAGGGTACGTTTATGGTTTTTAAGAAATATTTTTGGTGGGTAGGCTACTTGGCATACAAGTATCCCATTGGTTTTGAGGCTGCTTATGGTATCAATCCTTATAGTCCAGAATGGAATGAATTACAAGAATATCTGGAATCTGACGGATTTGATAATCACATGGCAGCTGATTTCTCTGATTGGGATCTGCGTATACCAGGGGAGCTAGTGAGTGCAGCTTTCCGAATTTTGGTGCGTATTGCGATGGATTTGGGCCATGATTTTCCTGGTGAGGAATTCTTTCTTGCCGTGGAAAAATTATTGACCCAACCTGCTGTTTTGTTTGGTACCACTATTTGGCTATTACGCCAAGGAGTGCTAACGGGACATCCTTTGACCTATCTATTGAATTGTTTTATCAATTCGTTGCGCGAAAGAATATGTTTTTACTCCTTGTTTCCTGATAAGAGATTTTCTGATCACGTAAAGGCGATTTATGGAGGCGATGACGCGCATACAACTACGAATCTCCCTGAATACAATCAACTATCTACATTGGAGATTATGTTAGAGATGGGTTTGAGGCCTACTGATTCAAACAAACAGTTGGTCACGACACCTTTCATGCCCCTTAGCGAAGTTACGTTTTTGAAGCGTGATCGCGCTGGGAGACTGGCTAAAGATTCCATTCACAAAATGTTGTCTTGGACTACGAGCACTAAACAATTGCACGCAGAAGGTGCGTTAGTGAGTGCTCTTTTTGAGCTGCACATGTACGGAAAAGAGGAGTTCGATGCTTTTATAGCTTCTCTTTATGCTTCGGCGGATAAGATTTCAGAAATAGATCCTGCCAATGGCATAGACATCCGTAGTTTGTTGAAGGCTCATGAGAAGTTTTTAGACTTCGAATCTGAGACATATCGTTTTACTTCCACTCTTTCGGAGCGGAAAATGGAATGCCGGTTTAACCAACGCTTCCTGGAGTTCATCCAGGACGCTTAGGTGCATGATAGACGGGGTGCTTGCTTTCCCCGAAAAAGCATAGGTAATTGCCTTTCCTTCTTGTGTAAATTAGGCTAATATTTTAACACTTTTTACAATATTTTATAATATTTTATAATATTTTATAATATTTTCTTTTTGGTACTCGC